CTGTATATCCTATCTTTAGAGAAGTTCCTTATCAGTATACTAATGTTGAAGATCCGTTTTCGACATTTACTTTAAGTACTTTTGGTGCTATTCTTAATGCTAGAAACGCACATTCTGTATCTTTAATACAACATGCATTACAACCTTACTTTCAGTATTTATATGTTAAGCATATTCAAAATAGAGAGTTAAGTAAGTATCAAGGTGCTATTCAAGATATAGATGTTGAGCAAATTCCAGATCAATTAGGACAAGATTTATATGGTAATGAGATTAGAGACAAAGTTGCTACATGGTTAACTACTTTGAAGAAAACTAATAAGAACTTCTATGCTGGTAGTCAAACTACTTTAGGTGGTTTACCACCTTCTACTAGAAGTCCAGGTTCTTCTAGTCATATGATTGGTACTGCTATTGAGTTAATGAATCTTCAACAACTCTTAGAGTTGATTAAAAGGGAAATTAGTATGGCGATGGGTATTAGTCCTCAAAGGGAATCTAATTTCCAATCTGGATCTAATGTTTCTGATAACCAACAGGCTATTACACAGTCTTATGCTATTACTGAACCATATTTCTTTACTCACAGTCAAATATGGAAATATGCTATTAATGATTGGTTGATTAACTTTAGAACATTCTGTCAGACTCAATTTGAAGTACATAATCTTAAGGATTTATCATTTCATTATTGGTTACCTGATAATACGCAACAGATTCTTAAGGTTACTCCTAATCATTTAACTCATGCTGATATTGGTTTATTGTTAACGAATAGTACTGTTAATCAGAAATATGCTGACTACATGATGCAACAAGTTCAAGCTTTTGCACAGAATGGTGGTGAAGGAGTTGAAGCAATTAGTCAGATTCTTATGGATATAGTTCATAATGTTAGTCCAGCAGAAATACACAAACGTATTATGGTTCAAGAATCTAAAATCCACGAGCGTCAAATGGAAATACAAAAATCTCAACAGGAGGCTCAAGCACAAATGCAGCAAAAAGAATTAGAAAACAGAGAAGATATTCAAAAGTTTCAGATTGATCTTGCTGTTACCAAAGCAATCGAGGATAGAATTACGAAGCTTCAAGTTGCAGCAATTAATGCTTCTGGTTTTTCTGAAGAAAAGGATATGGATAATGATGGTACTCCAGACATTATTGAGATAATGGATCACGGTCTTAAAGAGCAGAAATTAGCCTTAGAAATTAAGAAACAGGCTGATGATGTAAGACTTAAAGAAGAAAAATTAGTAATTGATAGAAAAAAGGCTAATAAGCCCACATCTAGCAAATAAATCAATTTGATAATTTGGTAATAGATGTTTGTTTTTCTTTGATGATTTGAAATGAAAGACACTCGATGCTAAATTATATATATAACTTTGCAACATGATAAAATTAGAAAACTTCTCATTTAATCTGGATGATGATCCAGAAATCCCCGTTCCAGAAGATACTACGGAACAAGACTCCCAAGATACTACAGAGGAGGAAGAACAAGATCTAATTGAAGAACAAGATAATCAAGATATTCCAGAAACAACAGAAGAAACTCAAGAGGATGGTAAAGATCCTTTAGCACAAGCTACATTCGATAAGTATGTGGCTTTAGGTGTTCTTGAACCTGATGAACAATTCGATGGTACTTTTGACTATATTGAGTCAAGATTAGATGATGCTCCTGTAAAATTGCTTAATCAAGCAATTCAAGAATTACCAGAACAAAGCCATGCTGTACTACAGTTTATTACTGCTGCTGGTGCGAATATTACAAAAGATGAAATTATTAAGTTTGTTGAAACATGGAAAGAAGAAGATAGAACTTCTTTTGAAATGGAAGATGAGGCTAGAACTTATTTAGCGGACAAACTTAAAACTCAAGGTTTAAGAGATAAAGCTATACAAGCTCAACTTGATGATCTTGAGGATGAAGGTGAATTGTTAAATGAGGCTAATAAACTTTTAGCTGAAGAAAACACTAAAACTCAAAAATTAATTGATTCTAAGAAAGCACAAACAGAAAGTAATAAGCAAGCAGAAAGGCAGTGGTATTCTGCCATTCAGGAAGAACTCAAAACTCTTAATTATACTAAAAGAAAGAATGATGAGATTCAAAAGACAATGGCTAATGCCAACAAAGTATTACAAGATGTTTATACTAGTCCTAAAGCAGTAATTCAGTTAATGGATTTACTTACTAAATTTAATGGTAAGGAATTTGATTTATCTGATTTTGAGAAACAAGGAACTACTAAAGCAGTAAGTGGTATTCGTGAGGCTATGGCTAAGTCAGCACAAAATTCAGCAGGAACTAAAACAGCAAGTACACAGAGCGAATATGTAAAACAAAAAGATCGCTATGTATTTGGAGTAGATTAAAACACTCTATAAAGAGAATTATTATATAAAATGACTAGAAACTCAGCACTCGTAACACACGACAGAAAAGCATGGGGCGGATCATATTTTGATTCGTTGACTCACGCTACAATGTTCCGTAGTTACAAACCTTACGATTTTGGAGTAATGACCGCAAGGTTGTTCTCTTCGGAAATTGGCTCCGACCTTATTAATAAGAAATTTACTTATTACACAATTGCCAATAAAAATGTTTATGTTCTTCCCGGAGGTACTGATGATTATACATGGTATGCAATGGGTGACACGGATGTAGAATTCCGCATCACTGAACTTTTAGTTGATCCTGCTTCTCAGCCCGGTAAAGGTGGTTTGCAATTTAGAATTGCATTAGACCGTGATTGGTTGCATGAGCCAGCAGTTATTAAACTTGCTTCTAGCAATGCTCCTTTGTTAAGAGTAATTGGTCAGCCTACTATGCGTTCGGCTAACTCTTATGAGTATTTGGTAGAAATGCAAGATGGTGACGTTAACTCGTTTATTCCTGTAAGTTTACTTCAACCCGGTATGACGGCAGTACGTGTTACTTCGTTTACTTCGGATGAATTGAATCAAAAGTATGCACCAGATCAATATGGTGAAATGTACAAACTTCAGAACTGGGTTGCCAACTATGGTAACAAAGCTGAATTTACGGACAAATTCATTCGTACTGAAATTGCTGCTAGAAAAGAAGGTAGAGGTTTACCTGAAACTGCTAGTTACAATGTTGGTGGTAAGTCTATGAAAGGTGCTGCTATTTCTAGCGGTTATATTTATCAAGCAAGAGGTACTGATAAAGTAACAGGCAAACGTATTGAAGTTGGTACTTTCATTACGAACATTGAAGCACGTTTGGAAGAACGTACTATGATGGACAGAGAGTATGCAATGGAATGGGGTCGTCTCCAAAAAACTGTTGATCCTGATACCGGTCGCACCATTAAAATCCCTGCTGGTTGGAGACAATTAGTACGTGATGGTCACTTCATGGAGCACAATGGTAACTTGAGTCTTTCTGATATTCAAGAGTTCTTAAATAACATCTTTATTACCCGTAAAGGTTTCAAAGATCGTGAAATTAAGATTGCTACTGGTGAAGGTGGAATTGACTTCTTGAGCCGTTTGATCTTCAAAGAATTTAGTACTATCGTAACTATTGATACGTTGCTTGCTAGCAAACGTTCTGATCCAATGGGTGTTCATGAAAATGAATTGGAATATGGTGGTCAATTTACCAAGTTCAAAGGTAACAACGGTACTACTATTACTCTTGTTTATGATCCAATGAAAGACAATCGTCAATTGTTCCCTGAATTGGCTCCCGGTACTAACCGTACTTTGGAATCCTTTGCAATGGACATCTTTGACTTTGGTGTTACGGATCAGACTCCCGGTAATGCTGGGATGAAAAACAACATTTGCATGGTTATGCAGGATGGTGTTGAAGAATTTTATACTGTATCGAATGTATACAACTTTGAAACTGGTGCAGAAATCTCCGGTGGAAATGTGTATGGTAATGGCAAAGAACTTGGTATTTATCGTGCAATGTCTGGTAGCATAAACGTGTGGGACACTAGTCGCATTGGGAGAATTGAACTCAATCCTGCTGCTTAATTAAAAATTTAATCTTAAGAGTAAGGATAGAGTTAGTTCTGTCCTTACTCTTTTTTATTTAGAAATAAAAAGTTTACATGAAAAGTACAACTATACTATATGTGAGTCCTGTGGAAAGGGTTCCAAGTCAAGGTAGAGATAGACAAATCTATTCGTTTATTGATCCTAAAACAAATCAACTGGTTCAGACTAAAGCCATGAGAAAAACTCGTGAAACTGGTACTGAAGCTGTTTATGCTTTCCAACCTTCTTATTCTCAGAATAGGTATTTAACTGGTTTGGATGAGCGTATTAAAAATCCGTTTCAAGAAGCATCTGTAGATGATCTATTAAATCAATACAACCTTCCTGTTGAATGGAGAAAAGAATTAGAAAAAATTGTTACATATTCCGAGATTAGCAAACAGTCTTATTATGAGATTTTGCATAATCAAGTTCCGGGATTTTATACATCTGCTTTTAATCCTCTAAACTCTATCTTCAAAGCTTCTGGTAAAACTAAAGAAGAAATTAAAGATACCACGTTTATTGATAGATTTAGTATTACCTTATATGATGGTGCTAATAGATTTACTGATGAAACTCCTAGAGGAGCATTAGCAATTCAATTAATTAGAAATCACCCTCGTATAGCACTTGATAAAAAATCTGTTAATCCTGTACAGCATCACTATTATATTTCTGAAGAGAATGAAGCAGAAATGGAAAAAATGCGTAAACAAGATTTAATTGATGATGCACAAAATATGAAGTATGAATTGCTTAGAAAGTCTA